CGTGAGGGGGCCCGGCGCAGTGCAGTATATCAGGCCACCTGCAGTGGTCCACCCCTTTCCGGGGAGTGGCTGCAGTTGGTGGCTTAGCTAGGGAGAATTAACTCCCTGGGACCGAAAGGAGCTCCGTTAGTCCATGGCTGTAAAGCGTCGTCGTATGGTAGATTTCGATCTACCGCGTCAAGTGATCAAACGGGAGGTGAAGGGCGGTTTTGCCGGCGGGAGTAATCCCGATGGCGTCGTCCAACCCAACTGGGTGACACGAGACTATACGACAGACGTTAAGCCAATTCAGGGGATACAGGAGACTGTATCAGAGAACCATACCGAATGGAGGAAGAGTAATCTTCCTTCAGGCGATATTGGTGGAGACTTTACCACTACGAAACGTTATATAAGTCCGTCCCGGATGGGGACGCACTTCTTCGTTTCGCCTTGGTATAGCGACGGTGGCATTAGCGATCCGCGAGCTTTGTACAGGTATACCTATAAAGGTCCCCTGTATCTCAGCTCTATGATCGCGAATGGTTATCCTCCGTTTGGGACCTCCAGTAATGGGGGCCTCAACGCGAAGGGAACCACTGCCATTGCTCGCTGTGCTCCAGGAAATCCCGTCGCTCACTTGACTACCGCTGTTCTAGAAGCCTTCAAGGATGGCCTACCTCATCTAGTAGGTCATACCTTTTGGGCAGAAAGAACCTTGCATGCCCAACGAGCCTTTAAGGCTGGTGGGGATGAGTGGCTCAATTACCAGTTCAGCTGGTTGCCTCTTATCGGAGACATCAAGGACTTTGTCCATGGTGTCTTTAGTCTGAACAGACTGATAGCACAGTATGTTCGAGATTCCGGTAAGGTAGTGCGACGGAGATATTCCTTTCCTCCTGAAGTATCTCTGACCAACTTGAGTACGCAGACTGGCGTTAGGCCCAATGGGCCCGGCGACAGTACTGCACAGTTGGTACGGAGTACAGGACTAACCGGGGTAGCTACACGCGATCGTGAGATCGTGGTGAATACCTGGTTCTCAGGGTCCTTTACCTACCACATGCCACCGAACTTGTTCGCTGGTTTGGGGTTGGCTGGGACCACTTTCGGCGCTGCCCAGCGTTTGCTGGGTGCCGATCTGTCACCAGATGTTCTTTGGGAGCTAGCCCCATGGAGCTGGGCCGTTGACTGGTTCTCTAACGCTGGGGATGTTATACACAACCTCAGCGCTATGATCACCGATGGCCTCGTCATGAGATATGGGTACGTCATGGAACATGCTATTGTCCGTGATAAGTACCTTTTCTCGGGAGACCTTGGTCTTCGCTCTGGAATTACTTATTCCGGAGCCGTGGAGCCTGTCGTCTTGACTTCCGAGTCAAAAGTCAGGCGCCGCGCGACACCATTTGGTTTCGGACTGGATATGTCTGCCCTTACAGGCAGGCAGCAGTCCATCATTGCCGCTCTGGGACTTTCCCGGTTGCGGTGATGGGTATGCTGTACGCAGTCAAACACCATTGGGGCCGTAAAGTCAACGGTCCTAGGAGTGATGCCTATGGCACTAACCGACCCGCAAACTATCACTATCAATGCGGTGCCCGGATCCATGCCGAGAGTCTTCTCGGAAGGTTCGGAATCATCGTATATGACTAGTGACGGCTTGTGGAAGCTGTCCTTGAACCATAACCTGGTTAAACAGGGGAGGACAAGGCATCTTCTTCGGTTCGATCACGCGAAGATTGCTGCTAATCCGCTGGTTACCAGCCAGAACGAGAGGGTCACGATGGCCATTTATATGGTCGTCGAGGTCCCTCCGCCCGGTTGGTATTCCTTGACGGAGCAGCAGCAGGTCTATACAGGCTTTAAGGGCCTTATGACCGCGTCTTCGGATGCGATCGTCACCAAGCTACTTGGTGGTGAGTCGTAGCGAGGACGGTGAGTCCGAGGTGGAGGAGGAGAAATACCTTCTTCAACTTGGTCATCACCGTCACCGTGACGATGTGGAGTTCAACGAGCTCGACATTAAGGTCAGGATTAGCTATAAAACGCTTCTCCTGGTCTTTGTCTTGTTCGATGTTTTCCACAAAATCGTCAGCGCCGTGTCCGACTCGAACTTCGTTCAATCTCTAATCTGAACGGAGTTTCTAGTTGGCTCAGTGAGGTCGGGCTCCGTGAGGAGCTCACTCCGTGGTCTAGTAGAATGTCACAACGATATCGGGTGCTCACCCGAAGAAAGATAGCAGCAGAAAATGCCACGTCAATCCTCGGGAGAGCTTTATCCCCCGAACTATGAGTACGCTATGCTCGTGCTTCGGTTTGCAAATTCCGAAGCTCAGGCAAGCGGATTCACGTTCCGTTACCAACTCCATGCCAACATCCACGAAGCCTTGGACCCCGAGAGCGATCTCGCGGTTTGGGACAACGTGGGTGAGACCTGGATGACGGTATCGGATATCCTAATGACACTCGATGAGGAAGCCCAGTACTGGGTTAACTACCAGTGGACGCGTATCTACGCGTCTAGGTGCTTCTCTCAAAACTAGAGTTAGTAACATAGGCTATGGATTCGGTTACCTCCTGATGAAAGGAGGGTCGATGAAAAGCCTTATGTCACTCTGGTCCCGCTTGGCGGAGGAATCCGCCGAGCTATGCTGCACTAGCGCCCACCGCGACATTAATACCGTCGCAGTGCGGATCGAACATGAGGGGGAATCGTTTTTGACGATTACCCTACCTTCCCTTGGTAGGTCATTCCAAAGATGGCTTGACCTGGGACAGGTGACTATCCACCCCTCGTTCTGTATAGAACGAGGGGGAAGTCTCCCTCGCTTTATGGAGGGTTTCTTCAGTCGTGTGTTCGATCGGAGTAGTGGCTTGTTGCTTGACGATCCGTGTACGGAGTCAATTCGTGCCATTCGTTTGCTAACGCTTACGTTTGGCAAGATAAAGCTCCCGTGCTCAAAGGCGCGGGAACTTGACGCCGTCGCGAATTATGTCAAGTGTGAGCAGGAAGTCCGTTTGTTCGACAGCAAACTTTCTGAGAGCGATCTCGGAGAGTTTGTTGCTATGTCGAACATGCTGTTTGGTCGTGTATTCACCCAGATAGATAGAGATATCTACCTTGGGCGTCACGTACCACGGCACGGACCAGGATCGACCTCTGATGGACTTAAGGGAAACCAAAAGTTCAACCAGAGGACCTGGACCGAACGTCTCGAAAAGTCCGGCCTCGCGGCCGGCGAGAATCTCCTTCCAAACTGGAGCTTTTATGACCAGTTGGCAGGGGTTGACTTCCTCGAACCTGGCGCGGAGGTACCTGTAAAGGTTACCCTCGTACCTAAGACGCTTAAGACTCCGCGTGTAATCGCTATGGAGCCGACCTGCATGCAGTATATGCAGCAGGCCATACTCCAGCGAATTCTCGCGCACCTCGATAAGGATGACTTCCTGTCGAGGGTTATCGGATTTGATGACCAGATCCCTAATCAAGATCTGGCTCTTCGTGGTTCGATTGATAACCGAACTGCGACACTCGATTTGAGTGACGCTTCCGATAGAGTCTCTAACCAGCTCGTCCGTGCCATGTTGGGTCGGTGGCCTCATTTGTTTGGGGCTGTCGATTCAACTAGGTCCAGACGGGCTGAGCTTCCCGAGACGGGTGAAGTTATCCGTCTTGCGAAGTTTGCGTCTATGGGTTCAGCACTTTGTTTTCCATTTGAAGCAATGGTTTTCACAACATTGATCTTCCTTGGGATTCAGAGATCGCTCAACACTCCACTTTGCCGCAATGACCTGAAAAGGTATGCGGACTCGGTGCGTGTCTTTGGAGACGATCTAATCGTTCCTAAAGAACATGTGCTTACCGTCGTCAACTTGCTCGAACATTTCGGTGCTCGAGTAGGGGCCGACAAGTCTTTCTGGACTGGTAAGTTCAGAGAGTCTTGTGGTCGGGAGTACTTTAATGGAACGGACGTTAGCATAGTCCGTGTCCGGCAAGCGTTTCCGACACGACGGCAAGACGCTAGTGAGGTTATCTCATTGGTTTCACTCCGGAACCAACTCTATTTGAGTGGTTACTGGAAAACCGTGAGATGGTTGGATGGAATCCTTGGAAAGCTGCTAACGCACTTTCCAACCATCCTGCCTACTTCCTCACTGCTGGGCCGGGTGAGTTTTCTGGCAGAGGATGCGAGAGCATTCTCTTCAGCGAGACTTCACCCGAGTCTCCATACCCCAATAGTCAAGGGGTATGTTGTGGAGGCCAAACCCCCCAGAGATAATCTGGAGGGGGCTGGTGCCCTGCTTAAGTGCTTTCTCAAGCTAGAGCGTAAGGGTAGTTTAAGGGATTCGATTCCCTGCTCTTACCCTGGCATCTCAGTCACGGGGCTTAATCACCCTCGTGACGAGGATCCCTGGTGGGGTAACTCCCCCATGGTTAGTACTAAGCACCTAGAGCGTTTTGGTCGCCCCAAGTCGATTAGCATAAAACTTGGGTGGAGATCACCCCTTTAGGGAGTGGTCGGGGCCAGATCTAATAGATCAGCCCTGAGGGAGAG